TGTGACGATCGCTTTAATTCACCGTCAACTGGATCAAGCATGATTATCATTGAAGTCCGCCCGAAGTCCCTGTACCTGCCTCCCGCAGAGTGGACTACCGTCACCATCGAGGGGGACTGCGAGGCAGCCCTGGCTAACCTCCTCACCGCGCATCTGCTCTCCACTCGTCACGAAGTCCAAGACGATGTGGAGGAAGGCGTCGATCCACTCGCTCCTTGGGAGTCATCAGATGACGAAAACTGAAGCAATCATCCGCAAGGCCATGCGGGAAGGGAAAGACCCCTTCACCGAGGTCGCAGCGGAGTTGTACTCCACCCCTGCTTTGCAGGTCACGAAGATCCAGCGCCAGATGGCGAAGGCTTCTGCGTATCAGTTCCTCGCTACCGACCTGTGCATGGGCGAGCTTAAGGAGGTATTTCATCGTGGCTAAGACACCGAACCTAATCCCGTCGAAGCAGCTCAACGTGGCGCTCCCCTTGCCAATGTACGTCAAGATCTCTGCGTACTTGTACTCGGATCTGGAAGGCCGCGTCCCTCACGGAGCGTACTCTCGCTTCATGCTCGACCTCCTCCAAGTGTACTTCGCGGAACAGTCCCTGGACCTCGCCCCGTTCGTCGGCTCCGTCCCAGGCACCCTGCAAGTCACCGGAACCCCGGAGGCTATTGCTGCCTTGACCAAGGTACTCCAATCATGAAGACTCACAGCCCTCGTGCTCCCTCCCTCTTCGATATTGGGATTGACCCAGATAGCGGCCTGCCCCTGTCCCTAGTCCGCCCTAACCAGCGCGCTACGACGGTCGCACAAGGCCCCTCCGCAGCGGACAATCTCCCCTTCGACTTCGGGAAGTACTCCGGCAAGACGGCTTACGAGATCGCAGACATCGACCCGCAGTATCTCGTCTGGCTTAGCAGCAATGTACCGGCTCGTGCAGGGTATGTCCCCGCAGCATTGCTGGACGCAATCCTAGGCCGCGCATGAAGACCGCTCTCCTTGCCGTCTGGCTTCTCGTAGGCGTCTGCGTCCTCATGGCCATGCCTCCGATTCTCGGCCAGCTTTACAAACTCCCACACGGATGCAGCCAACCTGCAAAACTATTATGAGCATTCCAGTTCCACTCGAGCTCCAGTCCAAGATCGCGGGATGGAGACTCCGCGCAGCGGAAGGTACGTTGACCCTTGAGGAGATGAAGGAAGCCGTGGTCTACCTCCGCGCAGGTCGCCTGTCCGCCGCCGGTGCTGCCGCAGCTACCAAGCGGGCTAGCGCAGCCGGGGCGAAGAAGACCGTGATCAATAATTCGGACGACCTGCTCTCGGAGCTGGAAGGTCTGTGAAGAATACGGGGGCTCAGGCGCAATGGATCAAGCTTGTCTCGCCATGCAAAACGCCTCGGTGAGTGTGAGGTCCCTCACGTACTATCCCTGCCAATGCCCCGGCCTAACGGCTAGAGCCCCCACCTAATACCTGTTGTCAGTGCAGTTCACTGTCGAGTTTAGGAGAGATGAGATGAAGATGAATATCTACCTGACGCCGGAAGGCATGGAGTCCTACGTTAAGGGCTACGTAATGTACAACTGGCATTACAGCACCCGCCCTGCGGTAGAGGCGCCGCCGAAGAATTCCATTCTTATCGGTTCCTGCGAGATCACAATGCCGCTTATTGAGGCTTGTGTTGCTCCCGCCCTGGCTAAGCTCACCGAGCGTGAAGCCGAGATCAACGCCCAAGCGCAGGAGGACCTTCAAGCTATCCGTGTGCGGAAGAGTGATCTTCTGATGCTCGGTTGCCCGGTTCCTGAAGCTAAGGGGGCAGAGCTGTGATCCGCCCTCCATTCCCTAACGTCCTTGACTCCTCCCTCATGGCCACGTTCAAGTCTTGCCCACGCAAGGCTCAGCTCGAGTACATGGAGCACTGGAAACCGGGCGAGCAGTCCGTCCACCTCCACGCAGGGAAAGCCTACGCTTCCGGCATCGAAGCTGGCCGCATCGCGTTCTACGTGGACGGGAAGTCGGAGCAGGATTCCGTGGCACTGGCTCTCCAGACCTTGCTCAAGGAATACGGAGACTTCCAATGCCCTCCGGAGTCCGCGAAGTCTGCCGAGCGTACCGCTGGCGCGCTGGAGTTCTATTTCAGCCACTACCGCCTCGGGGAGGACAAGGCAGTCCCTATGACCCTCCCCGGCGGCAAGCGGGGGATCGAGTTCAACTTCCTCGAACCAATCGAGCTAACCCACCCTACCACAGGCGACCCTATGCTGTACAGTGGCCGGATGGATATGATGTGCAATTACGAAGGGATGGCCCTCGGTGAAGATGATAAGACAACTTCTCAACTCGGGGCTAGTTGGCCTCGCCAGTGGGATCTACGTTCTCAGTTTACTGGCTATGTCTGGGGTGCTGGTCGTGCTGGCATTAAGCTGGATGGGTTTCTTGTGCGTGGTGTCTCGATTCTTAAAACCAAGTACGACACCCTCCAAGCGATCACCTACCGCCCCGCCTGGCTCGTCGAGCGTTGGTACGAGCAGCTGCTCAAAGACGGACAACGGCTGATCGAGTCCTGGGACACAGGCTACTTCGACTACAACCTGGACCACGCTTGCGCGGAGTACGGAGGCTGTCCATTCACCTCGTGTTGCCAGATGCGTGACCCCGCTCCTCTCCTCCGCGCGCGCTTCCAACGCCGGGTCTGGGACCCAGTCGCGCGTACCGAAACCCTGATCGAGGAGGCAGAATGAAATGCCTAACGGATACATCATCGCTGAGGACCAGTACCTCGGCACCTTCCACTACGCCAGCCAAGCCGCTGACTCCTGGGGCTGGATGTCCCGAGCGTACTTCTGCAAGCACTGCGGGGAAATCTGGGCGCGCCGTATTGTCCTTAACTCGAAAGGCGACCCCCAATACTTCCGAGCAATCGACGTTGCTTGTCGGAACCACTCAGACCCTTGGGCAATTCCTGGGTCTTTACTAGCCGATGAACTCGTCTTCAACCTTGATACACTCAGCCCGGAAGCAGTCGCTCGGGAACTGGATGTCCACTTAGCCTACTACGAAAGACAATTATGAATACTCCCTTAACCCCTGACACACTGGTCACGAAAGACCAGCAGTCACTCTTCGGCCCCAAGATCTGCTTGATGGGCCTTGGCGGAACTGGTAAGACCTACGCCCTCGGTACGCTGTGCGATTGGGCAGACAAAAATGGATTCGAGGTCGCGGTCCTGTTTACAGAGAATGGACTGGAGACTCTCCTCGGTTACTACCGTGACCATAACAAGCCTGTTCCTTCTTGCGTGTACTGGCACCAGCAAGCCACGAAACCCATCTCCCTCAAGGCTCTGATCAACGCAGCGGATCTCGTCGGTAAGCTCAGCTACGAAGCCCTGGCGAAGTCCACGGACAGCAACCGAGGCGGGGATAACAATGCTTTCTGGAAGATTCTCAACAGCTGCGCGAACTTCAAGGATGACCGCACAGGGAAGGAACTCGGTCCAGTCGACACCTTCCCGCGCAATCGGATCTTCGCCATCGACTCCCTCACCGAGCTGTCCAATGCCGCGTTCAAGATGCAGATCGGCTCCCGCCCAATGGCCAGCCCAGGAGACTACGGCATCGCGCAGTCCAATCTGATGAACTTCCTCCGCCTCTGCACCCAGGGACTCGAATGCCCCTTCGTCATGACAGCCCACGTAGACCGGGAGACGGACCCAGTTACCCAGTCCACCAAGGTCATGATCAAGGCTATCGGTAAGGCCCTGGCTACGGAAATCCCTACCCTGTTCTCCGACCTGATCTACACAGTCCGGGATGGGGATAAGTTCTTCTGGGACACCGCTGCCTACGGCGTGGATTGCAAGACACGGTCCCTCGGCTACCGTTCCAAGATCACCCCTGACTTCGCGTCCATCATGGACGTGTGGCTGAAACGGGGGGGCTAATCATGGACGCAGAGCAACAACTCGAAATAATCAAGTGCATGGTGATTGACTTCGTAGCCGCCGTGGTCCTCGAGCGCGGACAGGAAAAGCAAGACAAAGCATTCCGGATGCTGGTCAAGCTCGCTTCCGCCTGCCTTCAAGACCGGGCTATGGATGAGGCTGCGGAAGAAACAGACGCAATCATAGCTAAGCTTAAGGAGCAAGCATGAG